TGGCCGGTGAAGAACTCCCGACCAATCCCATTCCCGGAGCCGATTCCAATGCCGCTATTGCCGCTATCAAGGCGATGCGCCCGGTAATTGCTGCAATGCCCGACGGCCCGGCAAAAAGGAAAGCTTGCGATGCTCTGATAGCATCTTTCAAAGCTCCCAATAGCCAGAAGGCTTCATATGGTGACTTGCTGAAACTGAAACAAGCCCAGGACGCCAAACGGACTGATGATACTGATTTCGGCAAAAGCGCCAAAGAAAAATTCCACCGCAAAAACATTTTGCATTAAAAGGAGATAAACATGCCCGGTTCAGCTATAGGCACTCAAATGAATATCGGTTTTCCTGGTTCATACAGCCGGAACGGTGATTGTATCATCGCAAACCGGCTGGTTAAATCGGCGGATGCCGCAGGCCCCAAATTCGGCGCAGGTGTTGTTCTTAATACGGATAACACGTATTCCGATATTGCTGCATGGATTGCTGCCGGAGGTACCCTCACCGCGGCTGTTTTTGCTGGTGTGGCCGTCCGTGAAGTTCAGCAGTCCACGACCTACGTCACGCAGAGCGCCGGTCAGTACTCACCCGGTAATGCCTGTGATGCCCTCGAACGCGGATCGGCTGTTGTCAATTGCCTTGTTGGCACGCCCACCGCTGGCGGTGCCGTCTACATGCGCAAAACTCTGAATGGTGCGATCCCTGCCGGTATTGTCGGCGGCTTTGAGGCTGCCGCCGATGGTGGCAATACTGTCCAGCTTACCAATTGCCAATGGACTACGGGCGCAAAAGATGCGAACAACGTAGCCGAACTTACCATCCTGACGCGGATTGCACCGTAACGGAGAAAGGAGAGCAAAAACAATGGAACTTGTAACCAATGTAAACAAAGCAACAATCGATGCCATGCGGAACGGAAACGCTTTCAACGCTCTGACTTTCGACGCCGCGACTTCAGGGGGGCTGGCTTTTCTCCAGGGTGAACTTGAAAAACGTGATCCCAAGGTTCGCGAGCCGCTGACCTCCGTCACGTGGATGCGTGATATCGTATGTAAGAGCGGCGGTGGATGGGTCGATTACACGTCAACCTTCAACGTCAATTACGCCACGTCTGGCCCCAATATGTACGGCCTGATGGGCGGTCAGTCCAACAGTATTCCCCTCATGCAGGCGGATATTGGTAAAGACCTCTACCCCGTATTTGGGTGGGGCAATATCCTGAAAGTGCCTTATGTCGATATGCAGAAAATGCAGCAAGTTGGCCGCTCGCTTGATGACCTGCTTGACAAAGGTATTCGGCTTAACTGGAACAAAACCCTTGACCTTATGGTCTACCAGGGTTTTGCCAGCAACCCCGGCTTGCTGAATAACACGACCATCACGGCTATTGCGGTACCCGCCGGCGCTTCGACTCTTCGGACATGGAAAGATAAAACTCCGAATGAAATCCTGAACGACGTCAACACAATGCTGGTCAATACGTGGGCGGCGTCGCAGTACGACGTTTCAGGGATGGCAAACCAGATTCTGATCCCGCCCGCACAGTTTGCCTACATCTCCACCACACTGGTTTCATCGGCCGGTTCGGCGTCTATCCTGACCTACCTCCTCGAAAACAACATCGGAAAAACCCAGGGTGTGGATGTCCAGATATATCCCTCTCGCTGGTGCATCGGTGCCGGTGCCAATGGTACGGATCGTGCCCTTGCCTATGTCAACGACGAAGATCGCCTCTACTTCGATCTGACCGTGCCTATCCAACGTGCCATGACCCAGCCGGACGTCAAGGAAGCCGCTTACCTGACTCTCTATGTGGGTCAAATCGGTGTGCCCAAGTTCCTGTATACCCAGCCCGTTGGTTATTTTGACGGCATTTAAGAAAGGGAGATCATGCGAATCTTTTCAAAGAAAGCATATGGGTTTATCAAGCCTGGTGCTGACAAGCTCGACAAAACCGCAGGTATCATGGTCCCGGAAGTTGTGCGTACAACGACGGGGGATTTCCAGGATGTCCCCGATTGGTGTTCCGATGACCAGATGTTCAAATGGGCTCAGGCCGATGGGGATATTGAAATCATCCAGGTAACCCCATTTGTTGCGGGCAAGGCTGCTAAGGCTGATACGGAGAAAACGGCATAATGCCATCCCCAGAGTTCGACAACTGGATTGATAGCCAGTACGGCTATGAAAGTTACGCATTAGAGGGGAGCGTTACCGATGCGGCTAATATCCGCTTTGGTGATAATCCCCCTTATGCTGTAGCTGACTTTCAGGCTTTTTATTCCCAGTTTTCGGTTGCTCTGTTTCCTCTTAATGGTTCGTCACCTAATCCCATTTTACAGACATTTGTTAATTTAGCAAATGCCACAGTATCACAGGTGCGGTGGGAAGATGCGTGGCTCATGGGTATGAATCTTTTTGTGGCTCATTTCGCAACGCTTTATCTTCAATCTTTAGCGCCCACAGACGCAAATGCCAAAACAGTTGTTTCTATGGGTCTAGCTAAGGGCATACAGGTATCAAAGGCCGTGGCTGATGTATCGGTAAGTTATCAACCCATTGTCACGGGATGGGAGCAATGGGGGTCGTGGAACCTAACAACCTACGGCCAGCAGTTTATAACGTTTGCCAAGATGATTGGGGCAGGCCCAATGTACATATGGTAAATTCATCCTTGAAAATAACCGATAACACGGCAAAAATTCTTGAGGCATTTAAGGAACTGCAACATATGCAGGTATATGTCGGGATACCCGAAGCAGATAACACGCGCAAAACGGGGGAAGTCGGTAACGCTGAATTGCTTTTTATCCACACAAACGGTTCACCCATGAAACGCATACCTGCACGGCCGGTAATAGAGCCAGCAATACAGGCCCATGGCAACATTGAACCGATTCAAGACGAATTGAAACAGGCAGTAAGTGCCACATTATCAGGCAATAAAGCCCTTGCAATAAAGTATCTCAACCGTGCGGGCCAGATTGGGCAGAACGTGTGCCGGGAATGGTTTACTGACCCGCGAAATGGGTGGGCTGCAAATTCAGATATTACCGTGCTCAGGAAGTTGTCCAAGATAAAAGGTCCAAAGTATAAAGCTGCAAAGGCCGCTTTGGCCGCAGGTGAAAGTATAGAAGGAACCAACACCCCTTTGATTGATACGGCGCAAATGAGAAAAGCCATTACCTACGTGGTATCGTCAAATGATTGACGTTTCCGAGCTAATTGGTGATCCTGATTTTGAACAGGGCTACACCGTGACACGATCATCAGGGGATTTTGGAGCCGGAGGATGGAAAGAAAACACACCTGTGTCTATTCCCATGAATGGGGTGATCACGGTTGCCAGATTTAAGGATTTAAACCAAGTTCCAGAAGCCGACCGTGTCACAGGTGCAATGCTCTTTTATAGCACACAAGAGATTTACGTTACCCACAACGATGCCAGTAAGGGCACATCGGATGTTATCACATGGAATGGCGATGATTACCGGATAGCTTACATCTGGCCGTATGTGGACTACGGGTATTGGAAGGCCTACGGAGTACGTAAACGTGGCGACTGATATTGACCTCACCATAGATGAGTTTGGGACTTTATTTCAATCTCTGGTTATGTCCATTTTGGGACTTGACCCAACAATATGGAATGCATACCAGGCGGCTTTGACTGGGTTGAAAACTGTAGCCATCACCCCATCAAATGCTGGGACTGGATACCAAGTTCTAGATATTGTCAACGTAACTAGTGGTATAGGTGGGAAGTACACAATAGACACTGTTGATGGGAGTGGGTCAGCCCTCACCGGTCATATAAGCACTATTGGAACTGGGTATGCTCTTGCAACAGGCGTGTCTACTACACTAGGCCATGGGTCAGGGTTAAAGCTTAATATCACAGCAATTAACCCATGGGCGGATGCCACACCTTCAAACCCTTATTACAACGTGAGGCTTGCATGGCCTACAGAGGGCGCACCCGCATGGAAGATAAATGAAGATATTTGTTTTTTGCAGTGCATAGAACTCGATGATGAATATAACCGGCAAAGAGAAAGAAAATTTGATCTTGCCAATAGCAATCAAGCGACAAGCTGCACAAGGGTGATGCAAGTATCATACATATTTTATGGTCCAAATAGCTTTAAAAATGCAAAAACCATAAAAGATAATATTTTTTACCAAACAAATCATGACACGCTTGCATCTAACAATTTGTTTTTAATACCCAGCATCCCAGCGGCAACAAGATCCCCTGAATTATTTGAGGGTCAGTGGTGGGAACGCACAAACATGATTATGAAATTTAACGAGCTTATCGTTTCTAATACAACAATTGAGTCCATAACCAGCGCAGAAATTATAGTTAAAAGTTCAACACAGCAACGGATAATTGATGTGAACCCAACATAAAGGAGTAAAACTATGGCAACTCAGAACCTCAATTCAATTGTCAACGTTTCTGTGATCGTTTCAGCAACCGCTGCCCCGCGAAGTAATTTCAATGAGTTTTTGATCATTGGAATATCAACCCACATTAGTACGTCAACCCGGCTGAAAAGATATACGGCCCTTGCCGATATGCTCACTGACGGGTTCATCAGCACCGACCCCGAATACGAAGCCGCAACTCTTTTTGTTGGGGAGCTTTATAACAAATTCGGGACTGGGGCATCGTTCCAACTTTGGATCGGCACGCAGGGCAGCGGGGAATCTGCTTTGCAAGCGATTGAGGCATGCCGGGCGGCAAGTAGTGAATGGTATGTCGGGATGGTATGCGGCGCCGCAAAGGCCGACCACGAAGCGATAGCGGCATGGGTAGAATCAACATCTCCGGCGACACTGTACGTGTTTACTACAGCTGATGCTGATGTCCCAACAAACACAGCAGGTAACGTTTTTGCAACTCTCCAAACAGCAGGATACAAGCGGACCATGGGGATTTATTCCACCACTACGCTGTACGCTATATCGTCCCTTATGGGTTACTCAATGGGTCAGAATGCCCAAATCGGGAGTGGGGTGGCGAACAGCGCTTATACCCTTAAATGTAAGCAAATGACAGGGGTAACGGTCGAATCCTTGACCTCTTCTCAAATCAGTATTATTGAAGGGATCAACGGGAATCTTTATCTCAATTACGGCAATTATTATAATATTTATGAACAAGGCGTCATGGCCGATGGAAGTTTTTGGGATGAGGTCGTAAATCTCGATATCCTCACAAGCAGAATGCAGCTTGCAGTAATGGACTTACTCTACCAGAACGCAAAAATACCCCAAACGGATGGCGGAATTACCACCATTCTTGGTGCAATTAACAAACAGTGCGATACAGCCGTAACTACAGGTTTTATCGCCCCTGGACGATGGAATGGTGCGACTGTTCTGAACTTAAAGGCTGGCGGAACTCTGCCCAAAGGGTACTTGTCTCAATGTGAGGCAATATCCAACCAATCGGAAGCCGATCGTCAGGCAAGAAAAACACCTCCCATCTATGTTGCTATTAAAGAAGCTGGCGCAATCCATTTTGTGCTTATCACCCTTTACGTAAACCAATAAGGAGTTAAAGCATGTCAACTACTACGTACAGTTTTTTGGATTTGTCCGGTTCAATAGCACATCCAACTATCGGGACATATCTTTTTGCCGGGGAAGGTGTTGGTGAAGTCAACATCACGATGGCTACGGAAAAAACGGCTCATGATGTTGCCGCTGATGGCTCTGTGATGGTTTCGAAAATAGCAGGTAACAACGGGTCAATCACGATACACGCTCAGCAAACAAGTGAGCTTCATAAGTGGTTGCTTGACTGGTACAATGATCTTATGTCCGCAGACACGTCCGAATGGGCGCAGACTGGGGCAACTCTCCGTAATGTGTCGGATGGCACTAGCCATGTGTGTACCGGCATTTCTCCACAAAAAATACCGGATAAAGCCTACCAGCCGCAGGGCCAGAAAGTCACATGGGTTTTGATGGCTGCCGACATTCAGAGCCAGACCGCTTAATATTAGCAAAATAAAGAAAGGGTTATCATGGCGAAGCGAGAAACCTACAAAGATGTCGAATTATGTGGGAGGAAATGGAGAGTCGCAAAATTTGATGCTCTCACTGGGTCATATATTGCCTATAAACTGATGAACCTTCTTTTGCCTCTGGCTGGCAATATGCCAAGCGATATTGGATCTGAATCAGGGATATCGGGTTTTTTAAGCAAAGGGCTTCCCACCATGTCACGGGAGGACTTCACCGCTTTGCAAGTTGATTGTCTTAAAGTATGCAGTGAACTAGCGCATGCTGGCAATGTGGTCACACCTATACCTGTGATGATGGCGAGTGGTGCATGGGGCGTTGATGACATTGGAGAAAATCCAATGATTGCCATGGGCTTAACAGTCCATGTTTTGGTGTTCAATGTCTCTGGTTTTTTCGACGAGGGGGTATTGACGGGGTTATCAGAGAAAATGCAGGCTATGAACCCCTTCAATGCCCAAACCTCGACAACTTCGCCTACGCCCCAGTCATAGCAGGGGATTGGAAACAATATGAAATTTGGGACGGAAGTTATAACCTCGACGACTTGCTGAACTGGCACGAAATGGCCGTGGTTAAATCGGAAAATCTCAGACGTCAACATGAATGGGATGAGATGAACCGGGAGGCGTAAATGGCTAGCGGAATGGATGTTATAAAATCATACCTCGTAAGCCTTGGATTCTCTCTTGACGATGCTTCATACCGCAAGACGATGCAGTCCCTGGACCGTTTTACAAAGACTGTCCAGGGGCATACAGAAGGTATTGCAAAAGCATATGTAACCGCAGGGGGGGTTATCGTTTCCACTCTTACGGCTATTACCTCAGCCACGGCCACAATGGTCGATAAGACCGCGCAAGCAGACCTTACTTACCAAAAGTTTGCCATGCATATGTACATGGCAAATAATGTCGCAAAACAACTCAAAATCACCACGGATGCTCTAGGCGAATCTCTTGACGATATCGTATGGATGCCGGAACTTAGGGGCCGGTGGCAGTCTCTTATGGCGCAGTCGCGTCAAATGGAAACGCCGAAGGATGCCGAAGGACAGTTAAAATTTATTCGAGATATCCGCTTCGAATTCACTCGAATGAGGGTAGAAGCCACCTATGGGATGCAGTGGGTCACTTACTATCTGGTAAAATACCTTGATGGGCCTTTAAAATCCATGCATGAGGGGTTGAAAAGATTCAATGACTGGGTACAAAAAAACATGCCAAAATGGAGCGAAGTTATTGCTCATTGGCTAGCTTTATTTATTAATATGGGTGTCCATGTCGGTAAATTCTTCATGGGGTTTATCCACCTCTTGGAGAGGTTTTGGAATGCACTAGGGGCGGGTGGCCGCGGTATAGTTGTTTTTGGGGCCATCGTGGCCGCTGTATTTGGGACAGGTCCTGTTGGGATGGCCCTTGCTGTCTTGTCGGCTTTGGTGCTTTTGATCGATGATTATATGGGCTGGATGGAAGGGCGTAAATCCTCTAACATTCTGGCCCCATTTTGGAAAACCTATGCAGGGGTATTCCAG